ATTATTTTCATAATGGTGCTTCTAGTAACACGATTAATAATAATTTTGTAGATATAAAATTCGGCGGTCAAGTTTATCAACAGCTCCCGATTAAAGCTGAAGGTTTTGAATATAAGGGAAAAGGATCGCTACCAAGACCAACGATGGTTGTGAGTAATTTATTCAATACGATTACTGCAATTTTAAATGAGGTGAATGTTCAAACTACAGGTAATGATTTAGCAGGGGCAAAATTAACAAGAATAAGAACTCTTGAACGATTTATTGATGCTGAAAGTTTTGGTACTGATACGTTCCTATCGGCTGAAGATGATGATGGAATTGCAATGGAAAACGACGATACTATGCAAAGAGAGGAACTTGGAAATCCTTATCAGACACCAGATTCCACTCAAAGATTTCCTGATGAGATCTTTTTCGTTGATCGGAAGGTAACTGAAACTAAGGATATAGTCGAATTTGAATTATGTAGTGCGCTTGATCTTGCTGGTGTTCGTCTTCCTAAAAGACAATGTTTACCTGCTGATTTTCCAGGTATAGGTACGTTCCATACATGACATGGAAAAATGATGCTCTCTTGGCAGCAAAAGAATCTGATCCAAATGAAGCTTGTGGTTTATTAGTTGTACTAAAAGGAAAAGAATATTATTGGGCGTGTAAAAATATTTCTGAAAGTCGATATGATCAATTTATTATTGATCCCAAAGATTATGCAGCAGCAGAAGACGCTGGAGAAATATTAGCTATAGTTCATTCACATCCAAAGACTCCACCAACCCCTAGTCAAGCTGACATGGCTTCTTGTGAGAGCAGTGGTTTACCTTGGCATATTGTTAATCCGAAAACAGAACAGTGGTATTACTTTGAACCATCTGGATATAAAGCACCACTTGAAGGTAGAACTTGGGTTTGGGGAGTCGCTGATTGTTGGACGTTAGTAAGAGATTTTCATTTAGAAAAAGGTACAGAATTAAGAGACTGGGAAAGACCTATTAATCCAGAAGATTTTAGATTAAATCCAATGTTTGATAATTGTTGGAAAGATACAGGCTTTAGGGAATTGGAGCCAGAAGAAGAATTACAGGAAGGTGATTGTTTATTGATGAATATTCGAGGTAAGGGGTTAAATCATATTGCGGTGTTCTTAGAAGGGAATGATATTTTGCATCATTTACAAGGAAGATTGTCGAGTCGTGACCAATTGGACGAATGGCTATTAAAGTGTATTGGTAGGAGGATAACTTTACGTCATGCTTAGAAAAATCAAGTTATATGGAAAACTTGCAAAGTTTGTCGGTCATAGAGTTTTAGAAGCAGACGTACATAATACTGCTGAAGCTGTTCGGTTTTTAGTAGCTAATTGGCCTGCTTTAGAACAGCACATGGCAGATCAATACTACAAAGTAGAAGTTGGTAGTAATGCTTTAACTTTAGAAGAGACTGTTTATCCTATTGGTTCAGAAGATATAAGTATCACTCCTGTTATTGCTGGTGCTGGAAATGCGGGAAGAATTATTTTAGGAACTGCTTTGATAATTGGGGCGGTTTACTTGTCTGGTGGTACTGCTGCCTTTGGGGCTGGTGCTGGTGGATTAGGATTTGGGGCTGCTGGTAGTGCTGTTGGTGGATTCTCGGCTTGGGCATTAGCAGGGAATATAGGAATAATGTTGGTTCTCTCTGGTGTCGCTGGACTGTTGGCTGATGATCCAACTGTTCCAGAATCAGAAGAAGATCCGCAAAATCAGTTTAGTTTTAGTGGAATACAGCAAACTGGTAGAGCAGGAACAGCAGTTCCAGTTTGTTATGGCGAGATTCTTACAGGATCTGTCGTCATCTCAGCCGAAATTGACGTAGCGGAGAACAGAGCATGACGAAAATTATTGGAGCTGGCGGTGGTGGTAAAGGTGGTGGTGATGAAGGTCGCACCCCTACAACCGAAGCAGATTCTCTCGATAGTAAGAGTTATGCAAATGTCTTAGATCTTATTTCTGAAGGTGAGATAGAAGGATTAAAAGATGGATTGAAATCTGTTTATTTGAATAACACTCCGATTCAAAATAGTGATAATAGTTATAACTTTGATAATGTTTCTTATGCGTTTAGAGAAGGTACATCTAGTCAGACAAAAATAAATGGTTTTGATAAGGCCGCTACAACAGTTGTTGTTAATAGAAAAGTTGTAAAAGATGATCCAAATATAGGTGAAACAGAGACAGTTGCGACTTCAGATTCTGTTGATGTAGTTCGAGTGATTGTTAAAGTTCCAGCCTTACAAAATATTGAAGATGATGGAGATATTGTTGGGACTTCTGTGCAGCTTAAGATTCAAATGTCGATTGATGGAGGTGGTTTTGTTGACAAGCATACAGATACAATTCAAGGTCGAACAGGTGATGCTTATAAAAGAGATTATGAAATAAGTTTACCTTCGACTTTTAGTACAGAGGTTAAATTAAGAGTTATTCGTTTAACAGATAATTCACAAGCAGGTGGAAGATTAAGTAATGATATTTGGTGGGATTCATACGTCAGGCTTACTTATACAAACAATACTTATCCAAATTCTGCCTTAGCTGGGCTTCGTATAAATGCAGAACAGTTTTCTTCTATCCCTCAAAGAGCTTATTTAATTCGTGGAACGAAGATAAGAATCCCTAGTAATGCAACTGTTGACAGTGATACTGGGGCGTTAATTTATTCAGGAACTTGGAATGGTACGTTCCAAGCTGCTACTTGGTGCAGCGATCCTGCTTGGTGCTTATGGGATCTTTTGACTTCTCAAAGATACGGACTTGGGGATCATATTCTTACTGCTTCAGAGAAAGCTAGTTTTAATGGAAATGCAGAACGGTTAAGTAAGTTTGATTTTTATGCGGCTTCTCAATATTGTTCTGCAAATAACACTAGACCTGACAATTCAAATAATGATTATGGCGCAAGTGGTAAGCATGGAATAGCTGATGGCTTTGGCGGGTATGAGCCAAGGTTCTCTTGCAATGTGTATATCCAAGGCAGGGCAGAAGCATTTAAGTTGATTAATTCAATGGCTGCTGTCTTTAGGGCTATGTCTTATTGGTCAGTGGGCAGTCTTGCCTTGGCACAGGATAAGCCTCAATCGAGTGCTTATTTGTTTACCTTGGCAAATATTACTTCTGATGGATTTACCTATTCAGGTAGTAGTCAAAGGTCAAGAGCAACAGTTGTGGTCGTTAAATATTTTGATCAAACTCTCAGAACCTTTGCTTATGAAGAAGTTAAAGATGATGCGAGTTTGTTTAATGGAATAGCTAAGTACGGCGTTATCACTAAGAACATTGAAGCTTTTGCTTGCACAAGTCGTGGACAAGCGAAACGTATTGGGAAATGGATGATCTATAGCGAATCTCAAGAAACTGAGGTAGTTAGTTTCACTTGTAGTTTGGAAGCAGGAGTGTTGGTTCGTCCTGGGCAAGTTATTGATGTAGCAGATCCATTAAAAGCTGGTTTAAGAAGGGGTGGTCGTATTGCGGCGGCAACTGCTTCTCAGGTAACAGTTGATGGTACGGCTGGTGTTGATACAGATCTTCCTCAAGGTACAACTGCTGCCTTGGGATATACAAGAACGATTCATGTCTTGCTTTCTGATGGAACTGTTGAATCCAGATCTGTTGGAAGTATTAATGGTAATGTCATCGTCCCAGAGACTGCTTTTAGCAGCGCACCGAATACTAATAGTGTTTGGGTCTTAGAAACAACAGGTGGAACGTCTGCTCAGAACTTGCAAACAACTCAGTGGAGAGTGGTAGGAATAGAAGAAGTAGATGATCTTGAATACAAAGTTTCGGCACTTGCTTATAACGCTTCTAAATATGCAAATGTGGAATCAGGAATTTCACTTAGCCAAAGAGACTTTAGTAATTTAAACGAAATACCTTCGCCTCCTGATTCTCCTTTAATTATTGTTGAACAGCTTTATAAGCAGGCTGATCAAGTTAAATCGAAGATAGTTTTTTCATGGCAATCTGTTTTAGGGATCAGTAAATATGAGGTCAGGTGGAGAAAAGATGGTGGTAATTGGAATACTTATCACAAGATAGGGAATAGCGATGACATTAATGATATAAAAGCTGGTTTTTTTGAATTTAAAATTTTTAGTCTTAATGCAACTGGTGTTCCTTCTAATACTGCATTAGCAGGAAATATTAATGCTACAGGTAAAACTCGTAAACCTAGTAATATCACTAATTTTGCTTATTTATTAGATCCAACTTTAGGGTTTGTATTGCAGTGGGATAAATTAGTTGCAACTTATCCTCATTTTGAGGATTTAGATGTTGTTGGATACGAAATAAGAACGACTAATGCTAATTTTGGTTTAGCAAATAATGATTATTACAATCCAACAACTCCTGTTGCTAATGAAAACTTAATAGCAAGAGTTACAG